CGTGCGCTCTCCCGTGTTCACTTTGATGATCTCTAGCTCTCCCACTTTTAGACCCACCTTCCATTTGCGTCAATCTTGTACCAAACCGCTGGGCATTGGTTGGCTTTTGTTCGTTCGGGACACGTATATCCGCGATATTCGCGTCCAGTCTTTTCCGAAACGCCATTCTTTAAACTCATGTGACCATGTTGGCATAAAGGAGCTTCTTCTATGAGCTGACCGCCTAACTCTGAAGCCAAAGCTTCGACGGCGCTGCCGATATTGGGCGCAATGCTCCAAGCGTCAATCGGTGCAGCTTTAATCTGCTCAGGCGTCAGGCGTTCAATTTTGCTCATGTCCTCTTTTGAAGCCTTCTTTAAGCTAGGCAAAACTTGATTTAAGCAACGTCCGATTGCACTTGTGACGGCATTTTCCAGCCACCATAAACGGGACACGGGCGACTTCTCGCGCCATTCAAGCGCGTAGTCGATTGCAGCTGGCAGGGTTGCCAAGTCGTCGCGATAGCAGCGAGCTTCAACAAGGACGTAGCCGTCTTTCATGTTGAATTCAATGATTGACGTTTCAATGCGCCCCAAAGGATAGGCGTCAATCCAGCGCTGAACTTTGCTCTGTACTTCTTCGTATTCCGAAAGATTGAAGGCCATTATCGTTGACGCTCAATCTGCTGGCCAATATGAATTCCAGCAATTCGGCCTTTTAAGTAACCGTCTTTTTTGCCTGTGTTGTAGCCCAGCGAATAAAAGACCGTAGCTGACCCCAGAATGACAATCATTGCGAAGCCAATCATTTGTTCTAGTTCCATTTTTGCTCCCGACGGGAGAAGGTCGTTCGCCTGCTCCCGACATAAGAATGACGGTTTAGACTGACAAGGTCAAGAATTAGGCGTGTTTGTCGGCGTGTCTAATGGCTTTTTGTCCTTTAAGCCGTTGCTTGCAAGTACGCCGCCAAGTGACCCAGTCAAGAAGATTGCCAGCGTTTTCAATAGGTCAATAAAGGCTGCGTCATTGGGAGCTTGTGCCGAAACGGGTTGGGTGACGAAAATGAGTGCGTAGGTAATTCCCAGCGTTACAATCAAAAACACGATTGAGAGCGTGCAGCCAATGAATAAAATTAGGCGCGCTTTTATGTCTTCGGGCGATAAACGGCGCTGATATCTAGGGCGTTGCTGGCTGTGGCTGAGTAAGGTTTCCAAGTAGGTCTTCCGTGCATGTTCCCGTCGCTTGGCATTGCGGTCGTTGACACTCATCTAAATTCCAATTCTCGAATTCTTGGCACGGATAGCGGGTGTACCCCTGATACCCACACGACGTTAACGCTAAGGCTAAGGGAAGCGATAGCGCCAACGCGGTGAGTCTCCGAGTCACTTCCCCAATAACCCGAAAGCTGAGTCTTTAGGATTTAACCAACGCAAGATCACGGGCAAAATCGCAGCTAGTCCAGCGCCAGCGATTGCCTTTGGGTCTTGGTTTCCTGACATGTAGACGGCCAATGCTGCGGCCATAAATGATCGCGCCCATGACGCCGCGAGTGCTTTTGCTTGTGTCATTTCTTGCCCTTCTTCTTTAGGATTGAAAGCTTTGGTGTTTCCACCGCCACTTTTGGATATTCGCCCAAATAGGGGACGAGCTTTGGACGTCCAAACCCAACCACTTCTTTGCCCACGGTGCGCTGTTTGACCATGACCATTCCGCCATTGCGTTGATCGCCCGTGCCTGAAGTATTTCCTTCGATTGTCGTGATTGTGTTGCCTTCAATGCCGACAACAATTCCCACGTGCGAGATACGGTCAACGCCGTCGTGTGGAAAGTCCATAAACGCAAGATCGCCAATGGCAGGTTGTTCGTACCACCGTGAAGTTTCCTTGAATTTATGCGCTCCGATAGCTGTTGAAACGACGCTGTGAATTTTGACGCCAGCTTGTGCAAAGACCCAGTTGCAAAATGAACCGCACCACGGCAAACCGTCGGCCTTTGTAAATTTTCCATATTTCGTCAGGTTGTCGCCTTCTTCGATCGTGCCAACTTCGGCCAATGCGACTTCAAGAATTCGCGCAGCTGTTCCGTTTGGATAAGTCATGAAAGCAACAAGGCCGCTTCTTCGGCGGTCATGCCAAGACGTGCTAAAAGTGCAGCTTTGGCTTCGGCTTTTGTTTGATCTTGCTGTGATTTCCAAGCGTCAAATTGTGCAAAACCAGCGGTGAACGCTGCTTTTGTGATTGGCGTGACGCCTTCGTCGTAAATGATTGAGTCGAAGTCGTCGCCATAAATTACCCAACCGCCCGTTGGGATAAGCATTGAAAGAACGTCGCCGCCTGTTGCCATTGTTAAGCTCCAATTTCCATGAGAGTGATTGTCGAAACGGCTGAAGCTGCGTCTGCAATATAACCTTGAACGTAAACGGTGCCGTAGCTCGCGTAGTTTGCGAATTGTGTTTTGTAGGTTGTTGCCGAAGTTGTTGCTGGGCTGTCTAAATAAGAAGAGGTTACTGTTCCAACGGCATTAAAAGCCGTTGTGTTTGTGTAACCTGTAATTTGACCCATTTTAAGAATTGTTGTTGAACCGCGCAATAGATTAAGCACCACCGTCGTCAAATCGCCTTTATAAACACCTTGCTGACTTACAATCACCAAAATTTTGCTTGTTGATGACGTTGGTGTAATTGTTGCGGTTAGACCAGTATCAGCCAGCGCGTTGGTTGCTGAAGTTGCTTGCGTTGCATAACTTCCAAAAACAACTTGCAAAACCTTTCCGCCACTTGCGGGTGTTGCCCATTTGATACCTGTTGCAGCTGTTGAGTCGGCTGTCAAAACTTGACCATTTGTTCCGACGGCTAAACGTGCAGGTGTATCGGCTGCGGTTGCAGCAATCAAATCACCTTTGGCGTCAACGATGGCGTTTTGAATAGCGTTTGAGTCATCTTGCGCAACCCATGAGTAATCCAAATCGGTGTTTGAAGCTTTGGCCAATACCTGACCAGTCGTTCCGCCTTTAAGATCAACGAAAGAAGTGTCAATCGAGTTGCCCAAAGTGCGCATTGCTGCCGCGCCGTCTTTGACCAAATCCGTGTCGTCAGGTGTCTCCCAGCCGAAGTTTGTGGTCGTTGCCATTTCGTCTCCTTTAAGCCACGATTGTGGCGTCTAGCCAGTCAAGTGTATTCGATAAGGTGTTCCAAGTCTCAGCACCGTTGACGTCTTCCCATTGTGTCGCGATTATGCTGAAAGCTGTTGGCGATAAATTCAAAGTCAGGTCAAGGCGGTTGTAGCTTGCACGCCAAGCCCAGCCTTCGACGAAACCTTGAAAGCCGCCGTTTATCATGTTGTTTGGTAAGTCGGTGATGTTTAACGGCAAGCCCATGAAAACGCCAAGAAGTGCGTCGCGGTCATTGTCGTCTATTTCGGAATTGCCAAGACTGAAAGTGATTGAGTTGAATTGGTCTTGTGGAAAGGCTCGAATTCCAAGATAGAAGTTGGCCTGAGCTGTTGCGTCGATCGAGTTGTGAAGGGTCGTATTTATGAGCTGCGCCTGCGCACCGTATTGGTTAATTGACTCCGTTGAAGAAGCTGTCTGCGTACCTGATCGCCATTCTATTGACACGTAATTTCGAACGTCGCCAAGTCGTTTGATGATACGAATTCCAGCCGCCAAAGCGTCATTGGCCGAAACCGTTTGGTAGCCGTTGGCTGCTAAGTAAAGTCCGCGGTGAGTGCTGTCGGCGTAACCAATGCGGCCTTGACTGTCTTCGTATAAGTAACCGAGGCCGCTAGTGGCCAAAGCTGAAACAAGTGAGTAAATGTCGGTTTCTGATGAGGTGCGAGCCATTAGCTCGTAATTTCCTTCATCTATCTCGCCAAGCCCTGAATTCTCAGCTGCGAGCCAAGTCGTCGTTGGGTCGTATCCTGCCCATGTTTCGGCAGCTGGCACTTCCGCCCATGTGTTGATAAATAAATCGGTCAGAATTGTTTCGATCTGAATTCCGTCAAGGTCTTTGTGAAGTACGCCCAAAGTCAAAGTTTTTGGCAGCTTTGAAAGTGAACCGAGAGCTGTCAACTTTATGATTTCGTTGACGCCGCCTGTGCCTGTTGATGAGACCAAGACTTCCAAGTCCGTCACACTTCCACCAAAAAGGTTGACGAAAGTTCCAGCTGAATTCTTGACGCGGATTGTTACGCCGTCATTGACGTCGATCGTGATTGGGGTCAAGTCAAGGTTGAGAATATCTACCGAGCAATATCCAGCGCGAGGCTGCGAATAGATATCGGTGCGGCCGCTTGAAATGGTCAGATTTGAAAGGGTGAGGTTTGTGTAATCAACGCCGTTGATTGCCAAAGACCATTCGGGTGACCATTGGGTCATAAGAACAACGCTTCCGCACCGAGAGCGCCGCGGCCATAGCTGCGATTTAGCACGTCAACGATCGAGCGTGCAGCTCCTTCAGGGTCTCCAACAATTCCTTGATTTACCGTGACGTTGACATTTGTGGCCATTTCAGCTCGACGAATTGCGTCGCTTTGAGTTAAGGCTGAGCTGTAAGGCGTAGCAGCTGAAACGGCCGCCTTTGTACCACTTGCCGCAGCTGCGGCCACGCCAGAACTTCCGCCTGAAACGCTTGGAACGCTAACCTTTGGAACGGCTGGGATTGAGCTTCCAAGCACGCCCGAAATGCTTGAACTTGTTGCAGCACTTGGCACGCTAAGAGTTGGCTTTGAAATCGTTGGAATGTTTGGCAATAGTGGAACGGCATTGTAGGCACGAATAAGCGCGTTGATACCGTCAATAGCTCCGCCAATTAGACCGTTTATGACTTTGATTACGCCAGCGATTACGTCAATGACGCCGCCTGCGATCTTGCCTACAACCTGCAAAGCTCCACCCAAGACCGTGCCAATGACGGGCGCAAGGTAGGTCGCGATATAACCGCCAAATTCTTTGAACGTGTCTAGGTTGTCACCGATTGCGTCTTTGACGTAATTGAAAGCTTTAACGAGTCCGTTAATGATTGGCGTGAAGGTTTGAACGATTATGTTTCCAAGATTAGTAATGACCCCGCCAAGACCGCCTTTGTCAAGACTGAAGGCGCTTGAAAATGCGTTGATGATTGGAAGCGCGTTTTGGTTAATGAAGCGCATGAGTTTTTCAAGAATTGGAAGTAGCGCAAAACCGATCGTTTCTTTTGCTTCGTCGAAGGCCACTTGCATGCGAGCAATGCGCCCAGAATACGTTTCAGCGTTGGCCGCGGCAGCTCCACCAAATAAGTCGGTGAGCTTTGTCTGAACTTGATTGAATGACATTGTTTTGAGTTCGGCAGCTGATAAGCCAATCCCAAGCTTGCCCAATGACGTGCTGTTCCCGTCATAAGCTTTGGAAAGTGCATTTGCCACGGTTTCCAATGGTTTGCCCGTAGCTGTTGAAACGTCGAGCGCCACCGAAAGCAAGTCTTGTGCTTTAGTAAGTGACCCAGTCGAAATCGCTATCCGCTGCAAGGCTGGGCGAAGATCGTCGTCGGCCACGCCTGAAGCCAAAGACATTTGCAAGATTGAAGCTTCAGTCGCCTTGATTTGTGCGTCTGTTGCGCCCGTGGCGGCCTCTAGCGCGCGGGCAAGTTGTGTCTGAGCCTTCTCGTCAGCAATGGCAGCTTTGACCCCGTCAATGCCAATCTTGACCGCGTACGCCCCAGCTGCGGCGGCAGCTGCCACGAAAGCAGCGCCGATCATTTTGCCTGCTTTGCCTACCTTGTCGCCAAAGGTGTCAATGTCAGCCGAAGCCGATTTCAGCGATTTGTTTAGATTGTCAACGTCTCCAAGAATGGAGAGCTTTAGGGTACGGCTTCCAGCCATTAGTCGAACCTCTTAACTATCTCGGCAAAGCCTTCGTTCCAGCGTTTAACGATCTCAGGCTGAACGCTTCGAAGGGTTGGATAAATCCACCAACCGCGAGACCCACGACCTTCACGGCCTGACCAGACTGGGAATTGCTTGAACTTGTTTGAACCAAATTCTGCACCGCCCCAAAGGTCACGGGTTGTCGCACCGCCTGAAAACTTTTGAGCTGCGAAGCCGTAGCTGATCTCACCAATGCGAGAAGACTTTGAAACCTTTGAGCCTTCAGCGATACGAGTTGCAACCTTTGGAATGGCGCGAGTTGTACGAGCTGAAGCCGTGACTTTGCCTTGAACGAAATCGGCAAGTGCCGAAGACTTCTCTTTGGCCTGAGCTGTCGCTTCTTCGTCCATTGCTTTGAATGATCGAGTGATCGCACGTAGCTCAGATTTATCGTAGGCAATCGCTTCACTTGTCATTCGCTCGCCTTTCCAAGATTTCGATTGCGGTCAATATGTCTTCAGCTGTTTCGAATTCGGAAGCTGGCAGACCCGTCGTCAAGCGCAGCTCCCAAACTATTCGATTTAAGCTTCCGACTGGGTAGCTTTTGGGTCTGTCTCACCGACTGTCACGTTTGCGACTGTGTCGCACCACGCTTCAAAAGGTTTGACGGGTTTGCCAGCTGCTTCGCGCTTCATGGCGTGATATGCCAAAAATACAAGATCAGAAATGCCAATCTTGTCTTGCGCTTGACTGATGATGTTGCCCGTTGACTTCTCCCACTTAATCCACTCAGGTGGCGCAGCCACGTAGGTGACCGCGTCGCCTGAGTTGAATTCGATCGTGATTGGTAGTTTCATTTTTGCTCCCGACTTGTTTGGTTTAGCTGAATGTTTCTGTTGGTGTTCCCACTACGGTGAAGCTGAGTGAGACTGTTTGAGCGTCGGGCGCTGCGCCGCCCACGGCTGGGAAGACTGGCATTACGGCAAACGCGAAGACCGCGCCTGTTGCCGCTGTGAGTGAAGCTGCCAAAGTTGTGTTTGGCGCGCTCTCGCAAGCTGACCAAAGCGCTTCGCAAAGTGAACCTGTTGCGCCCCAGTCTGCAAGCATTTCAACGTCAAAAGTCCATTGGTCGTCAATGTGCTTGTAAGCCTTACCGTCAAGCGTTTGGTAAGTTTCGATTGTTGGTGAGTTCGCAAGAATTGCGCTGGTCGCTTGCGCGTCGTAGTTAACGGTCGCGATCGTCAACACTAAATCGCGACCCGTGATGATCGTTGTTGGCACGTTATCTCCTTTTAGTTTGTCTGGGTGTAATACGTTGACACGTTAATGTCAGCGCAAAGCATGGTCGACGCTCCGACTTCGAGAGGCGTTGGCTTCTCGACGTTGCCGACAATGTATCCCGCGGGCATTGCCGCAAGAATTCCTATGATGAGCTTCTCCAAATTATCGAGCGAAGCAGGGTTCGAGTTATACGAAACGATTGCGGTGATTGCAAAATTAAGCTTGACCTTTGTGGTCGAGTCGTTAATCAAAACGGTTTCCATGTATGGCGTCGAAGGTACGACGACGATCGCTGGCGGGATTGGCGACTCAGGAACGAAGCCGTAGCTTGTCGCAGCTAGTGAGTTGAAGGCTGTGGCCAAAGCCGCGCGAGTCTCCGCGATTGAATTGGCTGGCATTATTGGACAACCGTTTCAACGTCAAGAAATGGCGTGAGCAAAGTTGACACGCGATTGGTCAAGCTGCGTCCCATTCGGTAAGGCGTTGAAGCAAAATCCACGCCTTCGATCTGGCCGCCAGCTGCAACGCGAGACTGAAAGACTTCAACCGATACCGCAAGAATGGCCGACTCAATGGCGTCGTTGCCCGCGTAGATTTCAGCTGCCGAATATCCTGAAAGAGTTGCGCTGCCGTTCGGGATTATGTCGCGAAGGGTTACGTTCGCGTTTGTAATCGCAGCGGTAAAGTAATAAGTCCCCGCGGTGACGACTGTGACGGTTGCGCTAAATGGCGCGGGCAAACCCGCAACAATTACCGATTGACCTGCAACAAAATGGTGTTCGCGGTTTGTGTAATAGTAAGCGACGTTGGTGTCGAGCTTGTAAGAGTTGATCGCTGAAGTGTTAGCGACAAGCATTGGCAAAATTACCGCTTCGCTAGTGTTTATTATTTCATTTAAGTAGGCGTCGTTATATAGGGAAGAACTCACGCCTAGCACCGCGCGAAGCTGTGCAGCTGTAACAATGCTAGGCATGAGTTTTCCTTTCGTTCTGCTGGCCTACGTTCGGGAGCGAACGCAGGCCATGATTAGGGGGTCGGTTATGACTTATTTACGCCAAATGCGCCAGCCGCAATTTTTGTGGCTACTGCACCAAACGAATACACGCCGACTGTAATTGAACCGTCAGCTGTTGACTCTGCGCGTAGCTGGTATGAAGTTCCTTCGTACCATGTGTATGCGTCAGGGTTGATGATGAGGATTGAGTCGTCTGTGTCTGTTGTTGCCGCTGTGTTTGCGGTGACGTATAGATCGAGACCAGCAACGCGACCACGAAGCGACGTTGGTGTCGCAAGGCCAGGTTGGTTATTTGGATTGGTTACTTCGTTGTAGATAGGGCGTCCAGCGTCATTTAATGACATGAGGTTGCTCCATTGTGAAGTATTTACCAAGATGTTGCGTGCGAATGGATTTGCAAGTCCAGCCGTTGCAGCATAAACGGAAGCTGAACCGCGAGCAATTACGCCGAGAAGTTCTGCCGCTGTTGGGTAGGTTGTGATACCTGTTGAGTCAGCTGTCGCACCTGCGCAAAGCTGAGCATTTGCGTAAGCGTCCTGAGCCTTAGCCATTGCCGCGACCATATTTCTAAGAAGCTCATCATAAAAGAGGGGCGAAGTTCTGGTGAGAAGCTCAACGCTGAATTTTTGCTGGCCAGCAAACTTCTTGACGTCCACGCTCAGAAACGCAGAATTTTGGTCTGTGTCTGAGAAGATCGCGTCTTCGTTTGCGACTGCAACGGTTGGCATTGCTGTGATCTTTGGAATTTCGAAAGTCATTCCAGCGTCAGGCAATGCACCGCGAGAGATCGCGTCAATGCTTGGGCGGATTGTTGTTCCGAGTCCGTTAATAACCTCTGAAAGCTGGCGAGTTGGAACAAGACCAGCGTTGTCGGTTGTGTTGTCCGCAGCTAAAACGTACTGACGAGCGTTCTCGTCACCCATTGAAGCCTTGATTTTGTTTTCTAGGTATTTAACCGCTGTTAATTCAATGCGAGGGGTTGCTTTAAATCCCCCGACTGAGCTTGCGGCTGCGGTGATTGACTGAGCAGCTTCGACCGTCTCTGCGGTTGAAGCGTCCTTGACGGTGTCTTCCACTTCGTCTCCTTCTGTTGGTTGAGGTGTTGCTTCTGCGTCTGCGGGTGCAGGCTCAGAATTTTCGTCTTCTGTTGCAGCTACTTCGCTGACGCGAGCTGATCGGATAGCAGGCTCGGAAGTCAAAGCAACGGCTGTGAGTTCGCCTGCCAAAATTCTGACTGTTCACGGAACTAGGTTTATCGTCAAAGCTGGCGGCTCAGCTGCTCGCGGCGTTTCCAAGCCTGAGACTATCCACCTCGACGAACTTCGCGAGATGAACGATCTTGAAAGTTTTGCTTCACTTC